TTGCTGGCGTACAAAGTCTGCATATTGCTGAAATGGTTTGCCTTTTCCATCGCCCTGTATCCAATAAATGTTTTCCAATTCATCAGCTATTTGTTTTGCATTCATTTCTCTTGTGCCTTTTCTAATAATTCGTCAAGCATCATATTTCCTAAATTTTCGTAACTTTTTATTTTGTTTTTCAACGCCTCTATTTCAGCTTGTTGCTGGCGTACAAAGTCTGCATACTGCTGAAATGGTTTGCCTTTTCCATCGCCTTGTATCCAATAAATGTTTTCTAATTCATCAGCTACTTGTTTTGAGTTCATTTCTCTTGTGCCTTTCCATTTAATGCTTCCAATATGCCCTCATAAGCACCCATAAAAATCATGCAAAAAATCAATCCTAATGCAAAAGGAATGTACCAAATTGGTATGGTAATGGTTAAAAATGCAGCTAATATTTTTTTACTCATTTTTTACTTTTTTTCTCAACGTGCATAGCAAGCAAAGACTCTACTCTAAGCTGTAATCTATCGTGCAAGCTTTCGCATACATCACGACAAAGCCATAAAGTGCCACTTTCAGCATCGCTAGAGATTTTCTCAGCTACAAGCTCAAGCACATTGCCAAGGCAGCTTAACTGGCTTGAAATCTTTTCTAATTCCCCTGCTTCATCCCATAAACTCATTTTTGATCCCTCGCTGATGTTGACCAAAGCTGCTCAATAATTTCTGATGCGCCCATCTTGATTAATTCATTTTTATAAAAGAATCTAGCTACATACTTAGCTTTGACAAAGCCTGTTTCTTGTCTAATGCTTGGCCCTACATACACACCAGGATTTGTGTAATGAGGCACATACAAGATATTTCCTACTTTGTAGCACTTGTAAGCCTTTGTTTCAGGAACTGCGTATTCAGTATCCATAACCATAATTTAATCCTTCTTTTGCGTTGTATTCGTATCCAAAAGCGTAAAACAATGGTGAATTAGCCATCATTACGATTTTGCGTTTTGCTTCTAAAGAACTGCCCCTACGCTTTAATAACAAAGCCAAACAAGCTCTGTTTTTAAATAATTGCTTGCCAGAATAAGACCTCATAAATTCTATTTTGAAAGCAGATTTGTCTATCATCAAAACCCCCATGCAAACATTGAGCCAAGTAATACGCCTAGCAGTATTACGCCAATCCAATCAAGTAATGTAATTTTCATAAATCCCCCTAAGATAAAAAAATCAGGTCAAAGTCATGTTAAATTCTGCGCACACGGCTCATTTGAACTGTATCAATGACCTGATGTAAGTAATTTAGTCCTATTTTTGCAAAAAATAATTGACCTAGATCAAGAAAATGAAAAATATTTTGAGTGTTGTATTTTTACAACAGGGTGGGGCTGACTCCTCACGGAAGGATGTAATGGTCGGGGGAAACCAAGCCAGCCCCATGAATTATTATAAACCCGATTTAAGTTGATAGTATCTAAGAAGATGGAAAAAGCATTTCAAACCCTTTTGTAGGTCTGCTTCTTCTATTTCGCACAATTTTACTTCGTTAGTTAGGCCATTGACAAACATAATCCCACATCTAGCACCTTCTAAGCCCAGCAATTCACGGTAAGCTGCCATCTGCATGATATGATCATCGTATGGAACGACTTTTTCCAAGGGGGTTTCTTTTGTCTTAAAATCTACAACCACGCCTAATATGCCCTTAACTTTATCTGCTTTGGCGTGTAAATCCACCTTGCCACCGAACTTTAGCTCTGTATGGCTGGCACTCTGCTCTGGAATCCATAATCTAGCCCCATACGCAGCTTGTAAGGCGTTTTCTATGTTACGGCAATAGGTAGGGATTGATTCAAGCAAAATACCGTCAAAAAAGCTCTCTATGATGGCGTGAATGGCACTACCACGATCGGCTGCTTGTTTGCCTTGGGCTTTACTGTCGCTTAATACTCGACTAAGCCACTCGGCTTCTTCTTCGCCCTCTAAGCGAGGTAATGTAAGCGCAGCGAGGATGGCCTGTTCTTGCTTCCATCTGTCAAGACCTGGCTTGGCTGCAACTCCCAAGACTGTTGTAACTGATGGCAATAAACCAAGTTTTTTAGCATCTCGTAAGGTTGTGTTCCTTTGTTTGCCATTCGCACCGATGATTTCGTAGGCTGGATTGCCCATTTCGTCATACCAATGCCCACTTTCACTTGTCTGATCCTTTATTAGCACTTTTTCTTCCCCTTTTTGGTTTTACTTCATCCGTGTTGATGTCATATACAACTTCTACTGGAGCTGCTGGCACAACTTCTACTTCATATTGCGCTGGTATTTCTTGACCACACCAATCCGAGGGCATTTTATTAACGACCACAGGATTGAGCTTACAAGCTCCCATCATATCATTTTGATTAAATACAAAAAACTTACAAGATTTGCAAGTCATTAGATGCCTTTAGAGTAATTAGTAATTCTCATACTGTCCTCTTGGAACACGCATAAGTCTGATGCAACTAGCAGAACCGCTTTAATGACTGCTGCTAAATCTTCTGGTGTAAAGCTAATAAGTTGTTGTTCTTCGTCAACTCCAACCCCTTGCCATACTTTTTCCGTGTATTTAGTTTCAATGATGTCTTTAATTAAGTTCTGCATAGTGTTCTCCTTTAGAACGGAACGTCATCTACAAATGGGTCTTTCTTGGGTAACTCGTCAGACCCTGCTTCTCTAAATCCTTGTGGGATTTTTTCTTTGCCGATTGAAATACTGAAAAACTTGCCCTTTTTACCTTCTTTAACCCAACCCGAAAGCCAATGCTCTTTACCATTAACCATAATTGTGCCTGTATAGTCAGGATGGTTATCAGTCGTTTTACGGTCATTTTTAAATAAACTCCCTGAGCCTTCTTTTGGTGTATATGCCATTTTCTTTCCTTTATAAAATATCTTTGGCGATTGACTTCATTGCACTACTAGACTTGCTTTGCACGGCAGCGTTTGCATCGTCATCGGCTTGAACTACGCCAACAACTGCTGCAAGCGCATATCTACGCATATACGTTAGCGCAGAACCAGAGCCTTGTGCATCAGGCTTAGATACAGGTAAAGACATTTCTTGACCAATCCACTCGCCAGAGCTGTGAGCTAAGATTGTTGTCATTGACATTGTGCCGTCAATATATTCGCCAGGAAACTGCATAACTGATAAGCCGTTTGCAGCCAAAAGATCACGACAAGCATCCCACACAGACTCCAAGTCAGCATACTTAGACTTGAAGAACGGATTTGCTGAATCTTTTTTTGCATGGCTCAATTTCCCCTGAACGATTGACAAAGCTGTTGCTAATTTAGCGATTGATTCTGATTGATTCATTTTGCACCCCCAAATACATTCCCAAAATCATTAATAACATCACGCAAAATTGGATGCACATGAGCATTGCGTGGTTTGCCACAAGCATGACGAATGATGTCAATTTGATCTTGTGTTGGCCATCCACACTCCATCGCATCTAATGCTTCTTCAAGTTGTTCTTCATGCTCTAACATCAGTTGGTGTAATTCACCCATTTCGTTCCCCCGAAAAATATAGCGAAATTGCTATGATTAAACTTTAACATAACTAAAAAAGATTTGTAAAGTATTTGATTAATTTTATTTTTCTTGTTAACATTTGTTAAATGATCCCAAACAAAGCAAACTTTACGGATGAGCAAATTATTGGATTGCTCGGTGGCACTAAAAAAGTGTCGCTTTTATGCAACAAAACTCATTCCGCAGTCATCCAATGGCAAACAAGAGGTATTCCATACGCTCAGTTATGTTATTTGGCAGCTCAAATAGAAAAAGAAAGTCATGGTTTAGTAACCAGAAAAGACTTATTTCCAGAGTCCTGGCACATCATTTGGCCTGAATTAAAGCAAACGGAAAAACAATGAACTTCTATCCTTTTCACATAGGTGATTACATCAGCCATACAAGCCATTTAAGCGATGCAGAAGATTTGGCATATCGCAGAATGATTGACCTTTATTTTCAAACAGAAAAGCCGTTTAACGACATTTCTTGGGTTGCTAGAAAGGTTAAATCTACTTTAGAAATAGTTGAGGTCTTGATTGCTGAGTTTTTTGTATTGGAAGATGGTGAATGGCATAACAAGAGAGCTGATCAAGAAATAGCTAAGTATCGTGCTATGCAAGCTGGGGGGCGCAAAGGGGCAAAAGTAAGGTGGGCAAAGGAAAAGGATAGCCCCCCTAATGCTACCCCAATGCCAACCAAGAACCAAGAACCAAGAACCATTAACCATAAACCAAATATAAATACACCTGACGGTGTTTCTGAATCTTTGTTTAAAGATTATTTAGAAGTTCGCAAAGGGAAGAAAGCCAAATGGACAGAAACTGCTTACAAAGGATTACAAAGAGAAGCTGATAAAGCTAAAATGACTCTTTCAGAAGTAATGCAAATGTGTTGCGAAAGGGGTTGGGTTGGATTTAAAGCTGAATGGGTCAAAGAAGAAGCTATTAAACAGAAACAGTTACCTTTGGCTACAAACGAACAGATTGAAGAAGCTTACAGGGTGGAATGTGGTAAAGACCCAAAACTAGCTCGTTTTGGAAGTTATTACGAAATGCGAGAATATGTCATTAAACAAAGGGAATTGCGATCTAGAACACAGGCATAGATGCGCTATTCGCTATTTGTGTCATCTGCGCCACAAAAAAGGGTTAAGTTGGTTTAGAAATTACATTAGCGATAAAAACTTTAGTAAAGTGGTATTAGACGATTTTTTTGAGCAATACAAACATGGAAATAAGGGGGAGTGGGGAACATGGAAAACTTTAGATTAATTGGCAACTTTGATCCAAAACCTGTAGAAGAAGAATTACGTAAAAGCCAGTTTTGGGATTGGCTTAATCTGCGTAGAAATGATCCATCTTTAAAGCATACAGCCGTTAAAGACATTGTTTTACGGTTTCAGTCTGTAATGTATGATTCAACTTATCAAAGCTTTTACGATGGTTTAAAGTGCGAAGATTACTTTTCTCAGCGTTACCATCCCAAGACCATGAACGTCATTTATGACGAGTTTCCTGTGCATTTATTAGGGCGTGTCATGGTGGCTAATTTAAAGCCAGGTGGCGTAATTGACTACCACATTGATGAAGGTAACTATGCCAAAAAACATGACCGTTACCACATGGTTGTAACGTCTAATGACGATGTTACGTTTACATCAGGTAACGAAAGCTGCCACATGAATCCTGGCGAAATTTGGTGGTTTAACAATCAAGCTTTACATTACGTTGCAAACCAAGGCAATGAAGATCGTATTCATATCATTGTGGATGTTTGGAAATGAAGATATTAATTATGGGATTGCCTGGTTCTGGCAAAACAACATTAGCTAAAAAGTTAGCTGCCAAGCACAATGCAATACATTTAAACGCAGATGATATGCGTAACAAAGTATGGACAGACTTAGATTTTTCTATTTCATGTCGGATGATCCAAGCGCAACGTATGGGTTCTTTGTCAGATATTTTGTTGCAACAAGGTTTCAATGTTATAGCTGATTTTGTATGCCCAACAAACTATACTCGTGAGCTTTTTGGCCCAGCTAAGATTATTTGGATGGATACGATCAAACATAGTCGGTATGAAGATACTAATAAATTGTTTGAACCACCAAAAAATTACTTTTTAAAAATTACCAACTTTGATTACGATGTGGATGCAATATGACATCAATGTATTTACCAAAGCACAACTTAACTTTTGTGCATATTCCTAAAAACGCTGGCACATCCATCATTAAATGGTTTACCAAATACAAGTCTTTTTTTGAGGCTGATCCTATTTTTAAAGGGCATCACGAAAGCTTGCCAATGATTGAAAAGATTGTTCCCAAAAGCACTACATTTGCTGTAGTTAGAAATCCGTATGACAGAATGGTTAGTTTTTATACTTTTGCCAAAAATGGTCAGACAGAGTGGTGTGAGAATTTCCGCAATGCAAACAAATTGCAAGAATTTCCTGACTTTGCAACATGGGTAGATCAAATAGAGCAATACGACACGCTACATTGGTTTAAAACGACCACCAATCAGTTTGAATGGATACCACAAGGGGTAGATATACTAATGCGAACAGAATCGCTAGAAAACGATTTTAAGCCTGTTCAAAAGATTGTAGATTTTGGCGTAAGTTTAGACATAGAAAACAAATCTGAACGTGGGGATTACCATGATTACTACACAGACAAAGAAAAAAATAAAATAGCTAAATTGTTTGAGAAAGATTTAGATTTATACAAATACACTTTCTAAGGGGGAATGGGGATGTTGGAAACAATTAAATGGTCAGGAACAATTATTTGTTTGATTGGAATAGGTTTAACAAGTTTTAATTTTTATCCAATAAACATTTATTTTGGATTAGTAGGTAGCGGATTGTGGGCCTTTGCTGGTCTTGCACAAAAAGATTACCCTTTATTTTTGGTTGAATTTGTTGCGGTTTGTATGTACGCTGCAGGGATAATGTATATATGAAAGTTCTTGTTGCTTGTGAGTTTAGCGGAACAGTTCGTGATACGTTCATTAGGGGGGGGCATGAAGCTATGAGTTGTGATTTAGAGCCTACAGAAGTGCCTGGGCCACATTACCAAGGCAATGTAATGGACATCATTGGTGATGGCTGGGATTTAATGATTGCCCATCCACCATGCACACATTTGGCATCAAGCGGAGCTAGGCATTTTTCTAAAAAGATTGCAGATGGTCGGCAACAACAAGGTATAGATTTCTTTATGTCATTAGCTAATTGCAATATTCCTCGCTATGCCATAGAAAATCCTGTTGGAATTATGTCTAGCAAATGGCGCAAACCTGATCAAATAATTAATCCTTGGGAATACGGTCATGGCGTTACTAAAGCTACTTGCTTATGGCTTAAAGAGTTGCCATTATTAAAGCCTACAAACATAGTAGATAAGGGCCAAGTTTGGGTTGCGAAAAGCGGTAAACGAATGAGCCAATGGTATTACGACAGTAGTTGTTTGCCACCAAAAGAAAGAGAAAAAATGCGTAATAAAACATTTCAAGGTATAGCTGATGCTATGGCCCAGCAATGGGGTAATTTATGAAATTTGATAATGAACTGCAATCTATTTTTGAAGAAATAGAACGCAATTTTGAAGCCTTTAGTGATGCAAAAGGCACATTGGCCCAACTGGAAGTATATAAATCATCACTTAAAAGTATTATGATGAAGCGTAGTGGTGAAAACACAGTTGGCGCACAAGAACGGGAAGCATATGCCAGTCAAGACTATGTGCAATTAGGTCACGATATAGGTTTAGCAACAAAAGAAGCAGAACGATTAAAATGGATTCTCGAACTATCCAAAATGCGCTTTGATGCCTGGCGCACATTACAGGCTTCCAATCGACATATTGAAAAGATCACACTATGAGAGATTATGCAGAACCAATGATTCGCATGACAATTCTTACCAAGAAACTGCATGATGCTTTTTTGAAAAACAAACGCCAAGATGCGGTATTGATTTCAAGTGATATTGTTGATATTGCTCAAGAGTTGGAAGATTTGGCCATTGAATTAGGTAAAGAAAAAATACATTGATGTATCGAAATAAACGGTTGCTGGAAGTTGTACGCCAGCTTCCGTGTCAACATTGCGGTATTGAAGATGGCACAATCGTTGCGGCACATTCCAATCAGCTTAGAGATGGCAAAGGTCGAGGACTTAAAGCCCATGATTATCGGATTGCGGCCTTGTGCTTTAAGTGCCACACGGAGTTGGATCAAGGCACGATATGGTCGAAAGCCGAAAGGGTATCGGTCTTTGAGGATGCACACCGTAAAACCATTGGTGAACTTTTTGAACGCCAACTTTTAAAGCTCTAGCGGATCAAATCCCAATTCATCTGCAACCATTTTGCATCGTGTTCTAAATGCTTTACCGTGATGCGCCCATTTATCGCCTTTTAAACGGTGAAAAGACATATGTACGGCTTCATGGGCAAGCGTAGTTAGGGTTGTATACAAATGCCCACATCTGGCGGCTGATACAGTAATAGTATGTTCGTAATCGCCACCAGTATCGTGCATATATGTACCTAAAGCATCTTTGTCATAGGTAACTTGAAAATCAATTTCTTCTGGCAAAGGCATTTTCCATTTAGTAAACGGATAGCAACAATATAGAGTTGCATACATATTGCGTAAGATTTCTGGTGATAGCCGCATAATCAAACCCCGTGTATCTTGCCCCTAAACTCTACTTCATCCTCGCCCCAAACCCTAATGATTTCTGGCATAAGCAATCTTGATCGTTCAAATGACATCATTACAAAGCCAGAATTCCAATCTTTAGGCGTATCTTCCGTGTAATTGAATTGTGGGCCATTTGGATCAGCTAATGTGCCAGTCTGGATTCCATATCTTGTACCGTTGTAATCATTGAAAGGTATTACAGAAAGCACATGAGTATGACCAGTAGCCATGCTAACGCCAGCATTAACTGTATTATTTCTGCCGCCTGTCCATCCACCTTTCCAGCGATGTTTGATTGCCACATCTTCATTAATCCATACTGACCAACACGGTTGCCACATTGGAAAATACTCTTTTAATGATGTGCCTGGCACACCTTCAAATGCTGGCAAGAAATTAACCACATTGGTTGTAAATCGTTGGTCATGGTTTCCCATTGGCCAAAATAACTTTGCGCCCCGTGCAACCTTTTCAATTTCACCCAAATAATGCTGACAACACTCTAATTCTTCTTTTACCGATGGCAACTTATCGAAATCCATTCTAGGATGACGGCTGATCCCAGCACCATCAAAAGCGTCACCATTGCAAATAATTGCCGTTGGTTTAAATTCTTTAATTGATTCCAGCAAAGCCTTGAAAGCGGTGGTAGTAATATCAGGCCAAAAATGAGCATCGCTAAAAACAATAACACGGCCTTTTTCAAGATCAAACCCCCTTCTTGTATGTCCTTCTGTTTGTTGTATTTTTTTCTTTAATTCAACCCGTTGATCATTAAATGTAGGCAATGCAATACCATGTCTTGTTTCAATAGACCGCCTACGGTTATAAATTGATCTTACATCTTGTTTATGTATTTCTGCAAACTTCTGCGGACTTCCTATCTTTTTCCACTCACTTATAAATTCTTCATCGCTTAGATAATAGCCAGGCATACGAATTCCCCATGTGGTAAAGTTACATAATAATAACGCACATTTAATACAAATCAATGAGTTACGCAAAGCGAACAGACAAAAACCAACAAGAAATTATGGATGCGCTAAGAAAACATGGCGCAGTAGTTGTTGATTTATCAAAATGTGGTGCTGGAGTGCCAGATTTATTGGTCGGCTATAAAAACAAACACACAATAATGATGGAAGTGAAATCGTCACCTAAAGCGTTGCACACAAAGCCCCAGTTGGCATTTTTAGTTAAATGGACTGGTGGGCCATTAGTACGGGTTAATGATGTGGAATCTGCATTGCGTGTTTTGAAAATGATTGATTTGGATGATGATGGCAGATGTTAAGAAAAAAGCCCAAAAAGCCAACTAAAGGGTCAAAGTATCACCATCAAGATCAAACGACTAAACACATCAAAAATGTGCCAAAAATTGGGTTGGCGCATCATTTTAAAGAACATGGCGTACACCATGTAGCCAATAAACCAAAAGACCCATTAAAGCGGCATGAACATATTGCTGGTTTGCATAAAATCAAATCGCATCACCCACATCTGCCAAAATCCTATTTTGCAACGCCACCAGAAAAGCTGGGCAAACCTATGATGCCCAAAAAACCCCGAAAAGGTTGATATAATACATATATTCAAAAGGATAATATATGGCAAATGCGGCAAACAAAGTAAGACAAACATTTATTGACAAAGGTGTTTCTCAAACTTTACAAAACATTAGAGAAGCAAACCCAGATTTAAAACCAAACGAAATATCAATGGCTTTATGTTATTTGCGTAAAGCAAGACATTTAAGCCGTGATTTAGTGGAATCCACATCAAAAGGTCGCAAATTAGTCTGGCTTTATACTTATCACCAAACAAAGTTGCCAAAGGATTAATATGCCAGTTGTTAAAAAATCTGATGGATGGTATTTTGGAAGCAAAGGCCCATTTGCGACCAAATCTAAAGCCATGCAAATTGCGGTTGCCGCCCACGCCAGCGGATTTAAAGAAGAAGGCAAGAAAAAAGGTGCAATGACATTTGGGCTAGATTTTAACGGTACATACAATGTTGATCCTAAATTTTGGAATGTATTTATTGAACTTTGCCGCTTAAGAAAAGACGAAGTGTATTGCGTTACTCATAGTACCGATCCAGACGAAAATAAAGAATTATTAGGCTCAATCGGACAAATCATTGGTGAAGATCATTGCATATTTGCTGATGGTCATGCCAAGATGGAAGCCGTAAAAGCATTAGGCATTGAAATTGATGTTTGGATTGATAACAACCCAATTCATATATTCCAAGACCCAGGATATTAAAAATTAAGAAAAAAGTAATTCGGGTTACATATGAAGCCCGATATAAAGAATTATTACAAGATTATCAGCGTGTTTTGCATAAATTAGGTGAGCAAACTAAGCGAATTATTAACTTACAAAACCTATTGCGTGAAGCGGCTGAATTAATGGAAATCAATGCCATACCTACCAAACAACCAAAAGTGCGAAACACTAGGTTGCAAAAACGCAAGATCAAAGTTTAGTATTCATTGCATTGAACACGGTGGCCGTGATGTTTGGCGATTTGCCCCAAAAGAACACAGAGCAGAGAACAACGCCTATTACCAAACGCCTACATGGAAAACTATGCGAACAATGCAACTTGGCAAACAACCATTATGCCAGGCTTGCTTATGCAAAGGAATTATTAACTCAGCCAAGCATATAGACCATCTATTCGCTTGGTCACAGATAGGCAGTCATGCCTTTTACAACAACATATTACAAAGTCTATGTGCTGAGTGTCATAGTTCAAAGACAGCACTAGAACAGAATGGTGTATATCGTCACTACACAAGCGATGGCATCAAAGACTATGCTATCCACGACTACAAGTCGATCGTGGCTCACAGCCCTGTTTAATGCCCAATACACATAGGTTGGGAAGCATTGCTAGAAACTTAAATAATGTGGATGTT